CCTAAGCCTGCGAGTACGGGGACCATAGGCCCAAGAACCATACCAGCAATGGCTAAAATTCCAAATACGCCAGCCAGCATTGTCAAACTGAAGAAGATCTCTTGAATTGACATCTTGCCCATTTTTTCAAGGACAGGCTGTAACATTCCAAGAGCGTAGGCCGTCAGGACAATCGCCACGGCAGCTCCAGCAACCCCAGGGTTGGTCCCAAGAACATTCAGAGCGATTGTTAATGTCGCCATTACAACCGTGAACGTAAGCATCGCTTTTGCGATCTGTTCCCAGGACATATTTGCAAACGCCATAAGGCTAAGAGCTATCATCCCCATAGCGGCAGAGACGAGCAATATGGCCATCGCCTTAGACAAGGCAGTCGTCGGATTGACCAATTTGAACATTAAAGCAATCTCTGCGAACACACCAGCAAACGCCAGAATAGCAAGACCGAGTTTTTCTTGATCGATATTGCCCATACGTTCGACTGCTCCAGCCATGATCTGCATACCACCGGCTATAATGACCAAGCCGATAGACATTGATAGGGCGTTTCCAACTTGGGCCGTTGCTACATTAAAGGCTCCTACCACAGTAAGAATTGCTCCGACGGCGGCAACGCCCTTAATCAACTTTCCGTCATCAATCAAACCCAATTCCTCGGCGACTTTTCCCAACTGCTTAACGGCGGAAGCCATTAAAAGCATGTTAATGCCGTTGTCTTTCGAAATCTTATTTGTCCCTTGACCAAACGCCGAATAAGCTTTCATGACCATGAACAATACAGCAATGGCGCCGATACCTTTAAATAAAGCTAAAGGGTTAATTGCGGCCATTTGTATTGCTGCGCCAGCCACGACCTCTACGGCCCTTGAGACGGCCATCAAAGCCAAGCCCGCTTCTAACATTCCAGAGGAATTCTTGGACAACGCTACAGCTGCCGCTGTCAATGTCGTGATCATAAATTCCATATTCCATGTTGCCGACGCTACCTTGTCACCAGGAATTGCTGCGACTATCGACAATGCGCCAGCCATAATGGCCATGGATACGGATAAGCCGATCAAACCAATCGCCGCTTTTTCCATAGTCGCGAGACCAGCACCAGCAAACGCCTTATTTATGACAACGATGGAACCCATCATCTCAGCGAACATGGCACTCATAGCGCCCATCGCCCCGAGCAATTTCACCGAGTCGACAAGAGATAAAGCGATCAAAGATCCTGTCAGAATAAGCATTGCGATGGCGATCTTTTGGATGTAATCGGCACGCAAAGAAGATTGCCAGGCCTCCATGCTAGTTTTAACTCCGTCGAGAACGCCGGACAAACTACTAACGAAACCACCAGCTTTGACGACGACGTTATCGGCGCTCTGGAACATGTTCTTTATCGGATCAAAGATCGTGGAACCTTTGTTCACGAAGTTAGTAACAGAAATACCTAAACCAATCAGCATCCCCGCATTAACACCGTCGAACAGCTTATCGAAACTGAAGGTATTCCAGTCGATATTTTCGATACCGTTGAGGATAGCAGCAAAGATTTTGGCAGCGATACCACCGCACCATTGGAGAACCTCACCGGCCTTAGCCATTGCCTGGTCCATAAAGGTTGGTTGAGACGCCACGGCTGCTTTCATTTCGTTTGTGGATTTCTTTGTTTGCTCGGTTATTGCTTGTAAAGGAGCAAGGCGCCCCGTTACACGAGCAATCAGACCACCAAATGCATCCGTTGATACTTGCGTGAAACCCGCAAAGATCTCCTTCACTGTTTCGCCGAACATCCGGAGAGTATTAATCACGCCCAATAGGGCAGGATTCGTACTGATGGCTCCCATGATTTCGGTGTACTTCGCTTTCATGCTCTCGATAGTTTTGAGAACGTTCGCGACGAAATCCTTGTAAGCTGCCTGGGCTTCGTCTAACTTCTTCTTCGCCGTCTTAGCAAAGTTGATAGTATCGTTCTTAGCCTGACGAAGCCAATCGCCTAGCTCGGCAACTTTCTTATTGAAATAATCGGATTGGATCGCCCAATCACGGAATTCAGTTACCGTCTTACCGAGATTAGCGGCGTAATCAAGTATCCCGCCAGCATCAACCTTTGTTCCAACGAACTTAGAAAGCGCCGTTGCTGCTGCTTCGATGAATTTTCCGGCCATGTCGAAGATCGCAAAGAAACCCTTGAATACCATTTTGATCTTCTCTAAGTTCGCGGGGCTTTGGTTGAGGGTTAGCGCGAAGATTCTGAAACCGTTTGTAAGGTCAAACAATTGTTGAACAGTCATGGGAGGGAAGATCTCAGCGAAAGCTTCTGATACGACACCGATAACTTCTTGAAGAGCATCGAACGCGAAACCTAAACCATAGATCAAAGCCTGGCGCCCACCCATGTCAGACCAGCCCGCTAGAAGTTTATTGCGAGCATCGTCAGCATTCGTGATGATCTTACCGAAGGCGTCGCTGGCGTTCGTCCACATTGTCTTTGATGCTTCGAAATCGCCGATAACGATCTGCATCGTCTTAGCCCAACCACTACTGGCAAGCTCGTTGAGAGTGCCAAAGAATTGAGTAGCGGTCTTGATTTCGGTGGCCGACTTTTTGGCAATTTCTGCAGCCTTTTGGATCTCGACAATCTGAGCATCAGTATAGTTCATGCTCTTGAGTTGGTCTTTTGTCATGTCACCAGTCATGGTCGCCATTGTTTCGGCCCACAACTCTGTTGTTAACCAGCCCGTATGGAGAGTCGATTGAAGATTGCCGTCCCTAGCGATCATCTGATCAATGTATATGCCGTGAGCTTTGGCTGTTCGTTTAATGGCGTCCTGAAGAAAGGTGCTGGTCATGTTGGCCTGAGCCATCGAGTTCCATTCCTCAAGACGTATGTACCCTCTTGAGAGACCTTGGTTAACTTGATATTGGGCACCGGCCATCTTCTCAGCATTTGCTCCGGCAACAGCAGCAACGTTAGCGAAACCTTTAACCGATGCTGTAGCTTTCTCGATCGTTAATCCAGCGCCCGTAGCCTTACTGATCGCGTCGGTCATCTGCGAGAAGACGTAGATCGTCTTGTCAGCATAATCGTTCAACTCAGCCAAGGCAGAATTTACCTGAGCAAGACTCGTGCCTTTGGTGTAGGTGTTCGCCATGATGACCTGGATGGCGTTCATGTTAGTTTCGTACTCGCCAAGTCCACTCTTCAGTGGGTTCAAGACAAGATCGCTAGCCAGGCGACTTCCAAGATTGATTACAGAGTTTGTCAAATTCTGAAGGACCGTGAAACCAATTGCGCCGAACGCACTGAAACCGTTAGCTGCAGCGCTTACGCCACTTGTGATGCCGGAGAAGTTAATACCGTTCATCACGTTGGTGACGTGTTTCATATTCTTCATGGAGTCGCTAAGCTCAAGAGCTTTCTTTAAATTATCGAGCGACTTCACACTGGAGGCGATGCCTTGCTGAAATTGATCTTTGTCGATCTGCATTGATACAATGCGTTTATCTACGTTTCCGCTCATAACTTTGTCACCTCCTCCCAAATGTCTTTACATAGTGCGTCCATGACAGGACGGATTGCCGGGTTAATAAAGTCGATACCTTCTACGTACGCACCGCTTGGAGTGCCGTGTCCGTACTGTATAAGGATAGCAACGGGAATACCGTTCTCGGCGTTTGAATTTGTCCAGCTAATGGTGTATGTATTATTTCTACCACTAAGTTCGAAATCCCAAGATACCGCAGTCTCGCCTGTAAGGACGGGGGTAGCGTCGGAAAGAAGTTGAACGCCCAAACGGCCGAATCTACGAAGAAGAGCGTAGTGGTTGATCTTCGGGGCTTCTTTCAGAAACTTATCAGTTTTTTTAAAACTTCCCGAATGTTTTACGCTAATCATCGTTATCCTTTCGATCCGAGGGCTTCTCTACGCTTCTTGTTCAACTCTCTATTCTGAGCGTGAATTTGAGCCTGGGTCATCATCTTTTTCTTCTTTGGATCGTTCATGATGTTTACAACGTTGATTAAGGTCAACAAACGATTAATATGCCACTTGTCAAAATCCACTGGGATCGTCAACGTTATCATCCAACAGTAGATCAATTCCGAAGTTGGGACAGACTCGCCGTTCTTTGGTTTCTCGTGCGGGAAAGTTGTAGCGGTCATCGGGTCCTGAATGTAAGCCCCGATGTCCTCTACATTTTTAGGTGTTAGGAAGTTATAGACCTTAGGATCAACGTTCTGGGTCAAAGTCATACAACGGATGTAATCTATCGTCTGTTCCGTCGTCTTAGTTTCTTTTGAAAGGAATGGGACTTTGTGTATTGACTCCCATTTTGAGATAGAGACCAGCGAATGCTCGAGTACTAAAGTCTGCTCTTTGATCTTGATTATCCGTTCAGTTTCCTCGTCAAAGAGTTCTGCTGCCGGGATCGTAATCTTTAACATTTGCTGGCCTCCTGGCTATTTACCGTCGAAATTGGGCTTAGGATCGGGGACTTCCGGGATGATACCGTTGAAGAATTCTTTCATAGCTTCAGGGTCGGTCATCAACTCGAAGAAGAGTTCCTCGAACGCAGGACTCTGTTCAAAGGCCAGCGTAGCTTCGGGAGATTTCTTGAAGGTTTCGCCGTCAAGAGAGATCTCGCCGTAAGCCTTGAGTATGGTATCCTTGAGCCAGGCGGTTGCCTTTTCTTGGTTTTCTTCTTCAATGAAGCGCTCGAGGCCGGCTTTGAGGCCACCTTTTTCTGCGAGGTTCATTTGGGTGAGTTCGACCTTGCTCAGGTTGAACGTGAATTTGCGCGTCTTTTTCTGTCCGAGCAAGTTGGTATACTTAATGGTCTTGTGTAACATGCTATCCTTTCAAAATTAGAAGGAGCCCCCTATCGTAGCGAGGCTCCTTAGAGAGATCAAAACGCCAGGAGGTTGGTTAGACCGCCAACAGTGTCAGAATTTCGTCTGGCAGGGGCAGGCGCGCGTCAACCTTCGAAGGCGTATCAACGCCATACAGAATGTCTTCCAGGGCAGCCAGCTTCGCTGGATTGCTCTTGGTGCTATCAATCACGAGGGTCGCGGACGGCTTGTAGCCGGTAACCGACGGCGCAGTGGTTGTGAAGGCCCAGGAGAAGGTGTTTGGTTCCAGAGTTTCGCCGACGGTCGCGAAAGCGCGTTCGGACGGGGAAATGAGCATACCGTAGGTCAGGTGCAGTTTGTAGCCATAGCTCTGACCTTCCAGGTCGTTGCCGAGGACGGTAACGTAGGAAACGCCGAACGGTTTGCGAGTCTGTTGGGACAGTTTGACGCCGGGAATGACCTCCACAGAACCGTCACAGACGGCAAACGCGTCGGGGTACATAAAGGCTTCGATGGTCCCCTTGAAGTCTTCGGTGCTCATCAAGTTAAGGTACTTGATGTCATCCGCGTAGTACGCGGTAGCTTCGGCGCCTTCGGGGCTTTCGGTCATGGCGGTCATACCGTTCCAGGCTACGCCTAGAGGATAAGTGCCGTCAGTGTGTTGAACATAGAGAACTGCCTTGCGAACGCCAGTTTCGAACAAGCGTTGGCCAGAGAGGTCCCATGAAATCTTGCCAGTAGCAGCGGGCATGGATTACTCCTTAAGCATAAAGATAGAACACATCGTGGATCAAACCATCTTTGTTGTAGGTTCGAACGCGTGTGCATTTTGGAAGCCACGAAACAGCATCCTGAATTGTGTTATCGGGATCTTTGCTGATTACGGTGACTTGATACCGTGTTTGTATAAAAAACGGTACATCGTCGGCGAACCGCGTATCCGCGGAGTCGCGTTTGTAGACAATGCAGGGATATTCCATCTGATAGCCGGAGGGCACCTGGAAATATACGTTATTGTTCCCGAGAAGAGTAGCGAAAAGCGCATGTAATTCTTCTCTAGACATTATATACGTCTCCCAGGTATAGAATAAGACGGGGTCTCTGGATTTCGATTGATCCTACTCTCCATTTGACCCCTTCATATTCTACGTAACGTATCGTTGTGTGATTTGCAAACGAAAATGCATCACCAACAAAGGAGACTGAGCTGGCCAGAACTATGTTTTCGTTCTGGTTTTCTGTTTTATCCCAGCGTCTCGAATTGCGGACCATTTCCCCTTGGTAAATTTTCTCAACGAAACTTTCAGAATGGACCCCTGGGGCGGTTTCCGCGGTTGAGACGAAACCGACTTTCCCACGAAACTTCGCCATAGGTCCTCCAGGACTATTAGTCGGCGATCTGTTCGAAGATCAACGCCGATTTGAACAGGGTCAGGGCGCCCGAGCAGCGGCCCTCGAGCAGATATTTGTACTGATTGACGTCCAGGTCAAAGCTGTCGAACTTGGTCAGCTCGCCACCAGCATCGGTGCCGATCGTGTAGTCCTTGGGATTGACCAGGATACCGATGAGGTCCATCGTCACGGGCTCAGCGTCTTCGGTCTCGCGGGTAACGCCTTCGAGAACGGGGACTTCGACGATAGCGTTGACGCGCAGGATGTCTTCGAGTTCCTTCTGGTTCGAATAGATCCGACGGCCATTCTCGTCCTTGACGAGCAGCATTTCGACCACAACGTCGGTCGTGGTGAAGAAGGTCGGGTTGCCGGAGCCCTTGTAGAGCTTGCGGGCGCGGATGACGTCTTCGATCATATCCTCATAGGTGTGGGCCTTGGGAATCGAGACGCGATGCGCATACAAGGGGTTCTCCTTGTAGATGGGGCGAATGTTCGCCTCTTTGATTTTGTCCGGGTCGTTCGCAGCGCGGCCGTCGCTCACCAGAATGGCGCGAGCCAGCTCTTCGCGAGCCTGAACGTTCATGATCTTCCAGATCCAGGCCACAACGTCCATCGTGGTGATTTCCAGGATGGTGTCACGGTCCATTTTCTGCTTGATGTACCAGGTAGCGGCCGTGGTCGTGCGCTGAGCCAGGTCCCAGTAGACTTCGGTCTTGACGGCACCAGTGACGTAGCCCTTAGCGCGGGCGGAATCATAGGTGAGGTCTGCCGTGGTCGTGCGGATGCGCGAGAAGGGCGAGTGAGTGGTCGCATTCAAGAAAGCGCCAACCCAGGCAGTGTCGCGCTGGGTCAGGATGGGTTCCTTGGTCGTGTCGTGGGCATCCGGGAACAGGAGCTCGACATGATCGATGCCATAGGTGACGGCGTGCTTGAGCATCGCGTCTTTGAACCGGATACCAGGCTTGCTGGCTTCTTCCACGATTGCCGCGAACTGGGAATGGCTCAGGGTTGGGGCGCTGAGGGTGTTGGCGGTTGCAGAGGCGTTGAAAACGTTTTCTTTCACGATATCTCCTTCGGAGTCGTCTGAATGGGCCACAGGGGCCTCGGATGAAGCGCCGCCGACCGCTTCCACGGCGTTGGCAATGATAGTGTACATGGCTTCTTTCTCGATTTCAGAAAGGCCATCAAAGATTTGGCCAATGGTCATACCTTCATTGGCGTCTGCGTGCGACAGAGTGTCGGGCAAGACTTCAAGCAGATCGCCCATAAAGATGATCGCCTCGTCTTCGACTTCTTCATCGCTGTGGGCTAAGACCAAGTTATCGATCTTAGCGAGCCCATTGGCCCCGGAAAGGACCACGCTGAGTTCGCGGATAACGCCATGGGTCACCGTCTTCTTGCTCTCAACGAGTTCGTTAGCGAAGATCGACAGCGAGTTCAGGTCCTTTTTATGGACCATGTGCTTCATGTCTTTCCCCTGCTTCAGATCGTTGAAGTAAAGGTAGGCGTATGTACCATAGTCGTCGTTCTCGAGCATGGCATGGCCAACGATGTTATCCATCTCCTTGTGGAGATGCTGGTAGAGCAAGGGAACAGTCGTACCCTCATTCTCGGCGAAGGCGCCGTGTTTGATCGTGCGGCCATCGGAGCAAAGGGTGTTAAACACTGTAGCATAACCGCTGGCGGAATAACCGTCATTTGGCTTTAGCTGCTTTTGGGGTTTCATCGGCATTTAATCGATCTCCTTTCGAGGGATCTTTTACAGGTAAGTTAATACCATTTTGAGGTGCGCCTGGTTTGGCCGTCGGATCGGCACCTTCGGTCGGGGGATTGAGGTTCTTGTTCCGCAACTTGTCCGCTTCGGGGTCTTTGTCTGGCTTGTAACCGAGGATGGATCTGATGTCGTTGGACGACAGGATCGCGTTTCTTGTCATGCTGTCCGAGATTGTCGCCAGTTCGGATGCAGGAACTAGGCTGAACGGGTCTTTGAAGAAGACAATCGACTGGCCCTGAGTTGTGGCTGTCTTGGTTAGGAAACTTCTTCGCATTGATCCTGTAATCGCCTCAAGGATCGGATGCAGCGTACGGTTGTTGTACTGGATAACCAGCTTTTCATCGGCAGTTCCATTGAGAATCTCTAAACTCACACCTAACTGGCTGTATAGCATACTCGTTAGATACTCTATTTGAGCCATCAACTGGTTCTCTGCCGGGCGGTTCAACTGGATAATCTTTTCCTGGCTGTCGATGTAAGCGACACCGTACTTACTGTCTTTCATCTGAGCTTCGATCTCTTCGCGCCGTTGACGAGCCTGGATCTTTCGACTTTCTGATTTTGCCGGGTATTGGCTCTGAACAACGATATCCAGTTTACCGCTACCACTCTGCTCGTCAATCGCGTCTAAGATATTCAGTTTATGAATTAGGCGATTTAAGGTCGAATTCGGCCGGTTCATTACTTCATAGAACGGGTTCTCAATAACAGCAACTCTGGCCTTAGGAAGAACTTTCTCAACATTGCGCCCGATCTCGTCGTTATAGATGTCGAGACGAACGTCGTTTGGATACCATTCCAGAACCTTTGCGGTTCGCATCGAAAGGATATCCCAAGAATTCGTAGCCCTGGGATTCATCGTCGTGTCTACCGGGACAATGGCGACGCTTCCTTCGTCGAACATCGATATTACGATGTCTCTGATAAAGGCACTGCCAATCTGGTCTTTGTTCGCCGAAATCGTTAGACAGTCGTTAAGACCTGTTTTCATTGTCTCGAGATAGCGACCATTTTCATCAAGACGAACGTGGCGCATGTCGATCATAGACACGTCAACGGCGATCCGATTATAGATAGCGTTGACTAACGATTTCTCATTCCCGATACGAAGTCGAGCTCGGTCAGGACGAGATGAAGACCCCTGGCCGTAATCAGGATAACCAGTCTCTCGATCGGCTAGAACGTTCCAAGCATGGACAATACGCTCTTTGATTGATGTCAATATTTACCTCCTTTCCAATTTATTCGAAATCTTCTTTGTGGAGTTTGTAGGCAACTAAGCCATCCATCATGGCCGCTACACTGTCAACCTTCTGATCATTGCGTTTCTTGAAGAGTTTGCGGTTTCCATTTGTATCCTCAAGGGTGACGCAATTGCCCATGCAGAAACTCATAAGTTCCTGGTCGAATATAAGCATTCTTTCGCCAGCTAGTTTCTTCAACTCACCAAGGGGAACAGACTCAGTCTTGGCCCCTTGTGTTACTTTCTCAATCCCGTATTCGCCATTATCTTGTATCCATTTGGCTACAAATTCTTTAGCGTTGTACGGATCGTAACCAAAACACCTAATGTCGTAGCCGTTTACCTCGATAAATTCGTCAAGATCTTTATAGACGTCGACCATGTCGAGGATGGTTCCTTCCATGATCTGAAGAGACCCTTCGGCGATGAATTCTTCATATTTCATTCGCATCGCACTGCTAAGTTTTGCGAGCGTTAGCGAAGATATGTAACATCTGGTCTTGACACCAAAGCATTCGTTTCTAAGTGGAAACAAGAAAGTAAAAGCGCAGAAGTCGTCTCCCTGGGAAAGGTCTGCTCCCATAGAACAAGTCATATTCCAAAAGTCGCCTCGTCTGTGTGGTTGGATTTCCGGGTATGTGAAGAAATACGTATACCCTTCCATCGGAATACCAAATCTCTTGGCGAGAATGTCGTTCCTTGACGAAGGTACCGCCTTCGCTCTTTCTACTTCCAACTGATAGACTTCGTAAGTGACAGTCTGTCCAAGATTGGGGTTCGCCTTGAGCCACATCGAAGGATCGTTCACCTCTTTAATGTCGTCTAATTTGTAATAGAAGATCGACACGTGAGGATTTATATAATCTCCTTTAAGTATATCAAGGAGTTCGATTTTGATAGTGTCGCCACTAGAATTCCGAATTGTACCTTCAGAACTAATGGCAACTACCAGGTAGTCGTCGAGTTTGCTTGCGCCCTGTTCAAGGGCTCCGACAACGTCTTCACGAATATCACCCGACAACCACTCGTCAATTGTTGAGATCTTAGGCCGTAAACCCTGCAACTTATCTATCGACATTGGACGAACTTCGAGCAACGACCCGGTCAGGAAGTTTTCGATGCCCTTCTTAGTAGACGCCAATTTGGTGCGGTCGGCCTTAGATCCCGTTGTGTTTTGCAACGACCCAAGAGTCAAAAATTTGAACAACGGTCCACGTGAACGCGTAATAGCGGTCCGAATAGGCGACATAACTTCGTCAGCCTGTTTCATCGTTGGAGCGGTTGTGACCTGGTGGGTTGTTGACACGTCCACATTTAGGAAATAGTTCTGAATGCAGCTTGCGTACATACTCTTCGCAGCGCCTCGTGCGACGATAAGATACTGCTTATTGATTAGACGTTTCTTAATCCTGCGTCTAACATAGCGGCCGCCAACTCCATCTTTATTGGGAACATAGACGGACCGCTCGACAAAGTAGTACCAACCGAATATCTGCTCGGCCCACAGTTTAAATGAGTCAAGCAATTTTAAATCGGCGCCATCGGTAAGAGTTAATTCATTTTCACAATAGAGAACAAAGCCCTCAACAGCGAGGTCATCGTAGTAGACGCCCGGATTATCGATTAGAGCGTCGATGCGGTTCATCTCCATAGAGATCTCGTTACAAACGGGTATCTCTCCTCGGATTACCTTTTCTCGAAACTCGCCATAATAACGCGGAACGGCTCTATTTGATAACATTACGGCATCGGTTGAGGCTTAACGCCTTTTTTGATCATGTAATTTATCGCATATGACGCGGCAGTAGCGCCGACATGAAGGCCAACTTTGGTCGCGACGTCTCTTACAACAACGTCCCGGCTTGTTTCGACAGCATTGCGGCCAACCTTCTCGTACCACGGTTTTTTCTGTGGATTTAGTTCGCGATAGGTTTTCTCAAGTTGGAGGCGGTTGGAAAGATAGCGTAATTCTTCATTACTCATCTCTTCCATGCGTTTAGACTTGATTTTTGAAGCGATCAAATGATCACCGCTCGCTGGTCCGGTTGACTTCTTTTTGCCCCAGTGCATCCCGAGGACGCCCCAGTGCTGGAGCCATTTTTCGTTTACAGTTTCCATTTGACTCCTTTACACGAATTTCCCGGCAGACGCACTCCACACTAAATCGATAACGTGGATCGCAGCCAGGGGGCTGTTTACTTGGGGAACAATGTCCGGGCCTTTTGGGGGATGACCGTAAATAACATTCGGATCTGGAAGACCGAGAGGGGCTCTTGCTTTGCGATTTTTCGCCACTTGGGTTGCTACGATATAGCCGCCTGCAACGACGGCACCGGTCAGAAGGATAGCTGCCAAAGCGCGATTATCGTCACGAACCATCTTATTGTGCTCTGCGAGTTTTGTCTTCATGACGCCGGAATTGCGAAGGCGCTTGATCTCAACATCCGTCATGTATTTAGGGTCTTTGTCGACCTTCATCCCAGTCTTTCCAAGGGCTTTGCGAAGACTTTCTTCACGACGAGCACGCATGGCTTTCGCCTTTTGTTTCGTGTAGTATTCCTTCTCGGCAGCTTTCTGAGCGGCAGCCTTGGCTTTAAGATCTTTACGGATCGAAGTCTGTTTAGCCGCGTCGGTTTTTGCAAACTTACGGGCTAACTTCTTCTGTTCTTCGGCGTGTTGTTGGTTGCGAATGCGTTCGCGTTCGTTCGCCTGATGGGCTTTAACGCCCCAATGCATCCCGAGGACTCCCCAGTGTTTGAGCCACGTTTCGGCTTCTTCAGGGGACTTGATTGATACCATTTTGACTCCTTGCTAACTCGAGATCGTGAGCCAAAGTGAATCGTGACTCGAGTTTCGTCACGATGTTCTTAAGGGCGTCCATCTGTATCCCGCTAGTTGGTGGATCGAACAGGATGCGAGTCGTAACCCAAATGTAAGATTGGACCTGACCACGGTTTGCTACTTCTGGTAGGTAATCCTCCCAGGTTTGGGTTGCTCCCGTTATTGCGTAAGCAGGGGTTGGGCCGACGCCAAGACTCTCGAGTTGGTCGATAGCACTGTTGATCGCGACAACAAGATCTTGATCAAAAGCGTTGTCAACCACATTTAAAACTTTTTTGGTTGTGTCTAGTATGCTATCTGGCACTTTAGTCCTTTCTCCCTATTCCCAGGGGGTGGTATCGCCTAATCGTCTTGAAATTGGAACTTGAGGAAGAAGTGAGGAATCGCCGAAGTGTATGGCTTGATGAGTTCTCTCCGTTGTTGTGATGAGGTACTCAGGGCTAAACACGTACAAAGATTCGCTGATAACATCTTCAACGGTGATCGGGTTCATATGATGGATGACAGCTCTTACTGGTATAAGATAACCAGGAACCCCTAAGTCAAGGGCCCGATCTCTAGCGATAACTTCGTCGCGTACGTCCCGCCAGCGCCTCGATTTGTAAAGGGCCTGGTTGACGTAGCGATTGGAACCCCAGGATGCTTGGCCTACCGTTCCATAAAGTTTGAGATAGTTGTATCGATTGATAAAGGATTGGAACTCTCGAAGTTCTGTGTAAGTCCTAATTCTCATCGTCGAAACTATCTTCACTTCTGGCATTTTGACCTCCTGTGTAACGGGTCATGGCGTCGATTGCCTCGTTAAAGAGAAGTTTAATTTCCTCTCCAGATTTAAGGTTTGTTGTTTTGGCTTCGATCAGGTTGTTTTCCTGCCTTAACCGTTCTTGTTCGAGCTTCTCTCTCGTTGATCCGAGTTTCAAATAATGCACAATGACCTGTGAACTGGCTTTCCCCGTCCTGAGTTGTTGTTCAGCGAGATCTACAGCCAGGTTCACAAGTTGTCCTTCCCGCCCTTCCAGAGTCTTGGCTGGGGCGCGTAGCCTCTTAGGACGTTCATCCTCAGCCATTTTGATCTCCTATACGGCGGGTTCTTCTTCGACTACCGGCGCAGGATCAGGTTCTGTCAGCGCCTGTTTGAGATTGGTCATTGCTTGGATGGCACCTTCGAGCATGGTTGCCATTGTCTTGGTCTGAGCCAGGCGGGCTTGGTAAGAGGCCAACTGCTCGTCGATCGTTTTCAGTTCTTTTTCAGTCATGTTACTCCTTAAGTTGCGGATTCGTAGGTCACAACAGCATAGGCTCTTTTTACACCTGAAGCTGTCCATGCACCACTGCCCATATTTGTATAAAGTAGTACGGTCGTGCTATTCCCTGTCACTTGCCATTTTGACGCCCCTGTTAAAGCGACGCCGTTATCGATCGCGTAGCCGCAAACGCCAGCCCAAACGTGATTTGTGAGGTTGGCGCTTGTAAACGGAAGACCAGTAACAGTGAAGGTTGTTCCGCTACTCGTATTATTTGACGGGATTGAGAAAGTTGCCGTGACCTTCTTGCCAATCTTAACATAAGTGCCGATACCGTTTGCCGGGCTTGCTCCGCAGGCTGTTGGAACTGGCGTCCAAGTTCCTTCGGAATAGTGAGCGCCATCGAGCATATCGGCGTTTAAATTGGGGGACATTGTCGTACTTGTTATAACCAACGGAATGGTCCCAACCACGGCTTCAAGTTTCAAACTACCATCGGCTTTGAGTGTAGCCGCCGGTGTAGTCAGCATAGAAGAACCCCAGGAATGGATAACCCTATGAAGTGGGAAAATTGTCGTGCTTGATCCGACAGGAGCAGTTGGGGCAATGGTCAGCGTATCTGGGACTGTTACGTCAGCCAAGCCGTCATCCTCGATCGTTACCCGTAGATAAGGTATCGACAATAAAGTCCTTGGCGATCCGAAATTGACATCGATGTAAGCCGTCCCATTAACGCCACAATCTATAACTCTAAAATTGGCTATGTTGTACTGGTATTCGTACCCCGCTCCCTTTTTGACTTCGGCAGTCCAACCCATTCCATTCCCGGTTGTTGTTTTCCTAAACTCGATGGCCGCAAAATCATGACCATCGGGCTGCCAAACGGTTAAGCGAACTCGGCGACAATAAACACCAGAGTGATTCAGTGTTAGAACGCGATAATACGATGTTGGTGTTCCAACCGATCCTCCCGTGTATATACTGGAGTAATCACGAGTATATAATCTGAAAGATCCGACGTTCACTTGTTTGTCGGAGGTCAAATTAACGACATCATACCCTCTTAAGGTTAGCGTTTTTCCAAAGACATTAGTAGAACCGGCAACATCGTAATCGGCAGCGCCGACATTCAAATGTTTGGCTTCTATTGTTAATGAATCGTCGCCCGTGAGGCTCATGCCGTTATACGTTCTTGGAACGCCATACCCGATTTTACCTTTTTCGACCCCGCTGCTTGTGAACGTTAAATAACCGCCACCAGCAGAAGAAGAACGTTCAATGTTAACTCCGTTCAATCCGACAGTAACTTTACCGCCACCAGCTGTCAATTTCCCGGTCGAAGAATCGATCTTTACTTCTTCCGTTGAAGTCGCCGAATAACCAACAAGTCCACTCGCTGAAAGTTCTGTTCGAATTCCCCCAATGGTTCCGGCGACTAATTTTCCAGATCCCGTCAAAGTGATCGTTCCGTCGACGTTAATCTTACTCGCTACGACTGTACCCGTTTGGATGTTTCCACCATTGATCGCAGTAAGTCCGGTACCATTTCCAGCGATCGTCAAGGTATTTGACGTCATGTCGTACTTGAGATAGTTCGTCGCATCTCCGATGAATATGCCCCACTTCTCAGTTGTGTAGGTTGGCATTCCATTTAGGTCGCCGATGCGAACGTACTCTGTTTGGGCACCGTAGGTCGCGCCTTGCTTGACCATTGAGATTCGTGGAGTATCTGTTGAGTTCAGCTCGATACGCCCATCGCCGTTTGCTCCGAGAACGACGTAGACAGAACCAGCAGGCCAAGTATTCGCGCCGCTACCGTCGACATTACGAGTGACGTTGTATGTCGTGCCTGTCGTTATCGATCCAACAGTCATATACTCGACTTGGAGCGACGATCTGAAAACGACAAAATTTCCGTTAGTCATAGTCTGACCGAAGTCAATAGTCGTCTGAGAATTATTGACATCCGCCCCGAGAGAACCTTCGGCCTTTGCGATATACATCCAACCGCCGACAATCGAAATAGTGTTCTTAGCGAATAAGATTGCTTCCATCTCGGAAAGCCAGCCCTTACGCCACAGTTTTGTCGACGACCCGAGATCGTAAGTGTCTGTAAGATTTGGAAGGATACTTTGTGAAACGATCTGGCCGTTGAACGTGTTCATGTTTGAGAAAACATTCGCTTCACCAAGAAGGGCGGCTGTTCCGGTTGCAGGAACGGTTAAGGTTCGTCCTGATCCGACGAAATGAACACCGTCGACCATGTCGGAATTAAGATCGACATTAAGAGTCGTATTGCTAACAGGAATATTCCCACTAGCATTGCCGGCGTCAAAGGTGTCGAGTTTATCAGCATGAAGACCGATAACTTTCTGCCCGATAGCGTTCGCGCCAATAAGGAACGGAGCAGACAAGGAAATAGGACTGAAGGTATGCACTGCTGTTACAGATCCGGCAACACTTTTCTGTAGGTATTGCGGATGATCGTCATTGGAAAGACCAGAAAGATTCCCGTGATCGTCGTGAAATTCTGCTAACCAAGAAGGATCGAGAGTCCCGTTCGATCTCGCCTTAGGTATTGCGTATGGCGAAGGAAGTAAAGAGGCGACCTCATCGTCGCCGCCATTTTTATGGGTCGGTCCGTGTGGAACTGACCCGTCAGCAGTCGACATTGAGTCGATTAGATCGGTATAGTCCTGTCCCGTCGGCACTGCCCCGTCTATAAATAAAAGTTTTAGTTCTGATTTTGTCTTTACAGGCATCGATTAGTCTCCTTCTAAACCATTTTCTGAAACTTTCAAAAGAGTTACCGAGACTTTCAAGGCGGTTTTAAACGCCCTCTTGAAAGGAGTAAAGCGGGAGACCAAGTCGCTTATGATTGCGATTGCCTCGGTAACTCTTTCGAAAACCTCAGATTATTCGAGATTTACCCATGCGGCTCTGTAGAGGATGTGACCCCCGTCAGATAGCAGGAACCAGATGTCAGAATTGAGCGCAGTAAATCCGACCACCTGAGCAACGTCGCCTTCGTTAAGTTGGCGGATGATGCCGCGGTCGCGACCAGGGCCCGTTCGGACATTCAGGTCATCTCCCTCGTGGGTGACGGTCGCCGTGAACAGGAATGTGGGATTCTTTTCAACCATGAACGGGATAGGATCGACAGCTTTTATTCCGTTAGGGCGGATCTCCCAGTGGAGGTGAGGTCCGGTGGAGCGTCCAGTGTTTCCGCTGTTACCGATGACCTGGCCCATCTTAACACCGTTGCCCGGTTTTACTGCTACTGACTCGAGATGGCCATAGATAGAAGAAGAACCGCCAGCATGAGCGATCTGTACAAAGTTACCAAAACCTGACCCGGGTGTTCTAGCTGACTCAGGATCTAAACCAGCAAAAATAACTTGACCATCGGCTGATGCTTTGATCGGGCTACCGCAAGGCAGACCGAAGTCGACGCCTTGGTGCCCGTTCGTTCCCGGATAGAGGACCGGATTCTCCCCAAAACCCTGTGTAATACGGGCTGGTGTGGGACGGAGGTAGAGCATGAGGGGTTTCTCCTTTGGGATTGTTTTTTCAAATATGCCCCCCGGGGAAAATATAGGG